GTTTGATATCCCGTATCTGGTAGGACGCATTGACCGTGTTCTAGGGGAGAAGAGGTGCCGCAGGTTCTCTCCGTGGGGTCTGGTGAGTCAGAAAGAACTTTTTATTAAGGGCAAAAAGTATAAGACCTATGATGTGGGTGGCATTACTCAACTGGATTATCTTGAGTTGTACCGTAAGTTCACTTACACCAACCAGGAATCTTATCGTCTGGACCACATTGCTTTTGTGGAACTTGGACAGAAAAAACTAGACCACTCTGAGTTTGATACCTTCCAAGATTTCTACACTAATGGGTGGCAGAAGTTTGTAGAATACAACATCATTGACGTAGAACTTGTTGACCGTCTGGAAGACAAGATGAAACTGATTGAACTTGCTATCACCATGGCATACGATGCTAAGGTGAATTATAACGATGTGTTTTATCAGGTGAGGATGTGGGACACGATCATTTATAACTATCTGAAGAAGAATAACATTGTTATTCCCCCTAAGAAGGATTCCTCTAAGAGTGACAAGTATGCAGGAGCCTACGTCAAGGAACCGATTCCTGGAAAGTATGATTGGGTTGTGTCTTTTGACCTTAATAGTCTCTACCCTCACCTTATTATGCAGTACAATATCTCGCCAGAGACCCTCCTTGAGGAACGGCATCCCACTGCATCTGTTGAAAAGATCCTGAAGGAAGAGATTAACTTTGAGATGCACAAGGACTATGCAGTCTGTGCTAACGGTGCTATGTACCGTAAGGACGTGCGTGGGTTCCTTCCAGAACTGATGGATAAGATGTACGGGGAACGTGTCATCTTCAAGAAACGGATGCTCAAGGCAAAGCAGGAGTATGAGAAAACTCCTACCGACGCACTCAAGAAAGAGATTGCGAGATGTAACAATATTCAGATGGCAAAAAAGATTGCTCTTAACTCTGCTTATGGTGCCATCGGTAACCAATACTTCAGGTATTACAAGCTTGCTAACGCAGAAGCAATCACCTTGAGTGGTCAGGTCTCCATTCGTTGGATTGAGAATCGGATGAACGAGTACCTAAATAAGATTCTCAAAACAGATAACAATGATTACGTTATCGCATCTGATACTGATTCAATTTATCTACATCTTGGTCCTCTGGTTGACCGTATCTTTCCTGACGGAGTTTCTGATAAAGGGAAGGTCGTTGAGTTTCTCGATAAAGCTTGCCAGACACAGATTGAACCATTCATTGATCAGAGTTACCAGACGTTGGCAACCTACGTTAATGCGTATGATCAGAAGATGCAAATGAAACGTGAGAATATTGCCGATCGTGGTATTTGGACTGCCAAGAAACGGTATATTCTCAACGTTTGGAACAGTGAGGGTGTTCAATATTCTGAACCAAAACTTAAGATTATGGGCATTGAGGCAGTTAAGTCATCGACACCTGCTGCCTGCCGTGATATGATTAAGGGTGCCCTAAAGTTGATGATGACTGGCACCGAAGAAGACATTATCACTTACATTGACAACTGTCGCAGTAAGTTTAAGTCACTTCCTCCCGAGGGTGTTTCCTTCCCAAGGACAGCATCCGATGTACAGAAGTACAAGAGTAGTAACAGCATCTATGTGAAGGGGACACCTATTCACGTTCGGGGTGCTCTTCTCTTCAACCACCTTATTAAAGACAGGAAACTCACCAATAAATATTCTTTGATTGATAATGGAGAAAAGATTAAATTCTGCTATTTGAAAAGTCCGAATCCCATTCACGAGAATGTGATTTCTTTCATTCAAGATTTCCCCAAAGAACTTGAACTGAATAGTTATGTTGACTATGACTTGCAGTTTGAAAAGTCTTTTCTAGATCCCCTTAAAATCATCCTTGATGTTATTGGATGGAACGTTGAGAAAACCGCAAACCTTGAGATGTTCTTTTTATGAAAACCTACTCTATATTTCCTGAACCCGTTAGTGTATTCAAGTATGATGAGAACCCAAAGGTTCTGAAAAACGTCAGGAAGATCATTGAATCTAATGACCCAAGTGGTCAGCAAGATGGTAGGTCTTGGTGGATGAATGATGTCCTCAAGAAACCTGAGTTCAAGGGTTTGTCAGATTTTATTCTAGAGTCTGCCAATATCTTTGCTAAAGATGTTCTGTCTTACAAGCATCAGAATTTTATCATCTTAGATTCTTGGATTAACCTTTGCCATAAAGGTGGTTTTCAATACAGACATAACCACTCTAACTGTATTATATCTGGAACATACTATCCTAAGTTTGTTTCTGGCAATACTCCTATTGCTTTTCAGAAACAGTTTCTTTTGGATACTATGCCCTTTCCATATTTTCAAATCCAAAAAGATTATGAAAATCTGACAGAGTTCTCTTTTCCTGCCTGGGAGGTTACCCCAGAGTCAGGAGATCTTCTGCTATGGAATAGTCATCTTCCACATGGATATAATAATGAACAACTTGGGGATAGGATTAGTATTTCTTTCAATATGATCTCTGCCGAATTTAGTAGCGGCATTCACAAAATCAAGGTGGTAACGGAATGAAGGATCAAAACGTAATTGAAGACAATGAGACTAAGCAACAAAAGTGGAATAGGGGATTGGATCTTTTTATTGAGTCCGTACTCAAACCAGACAACGAACTGAGGCAATGTGCTCATAATCAAAAGTGTTATACCGAACTGTTGGATGTTCGTGAAAATGTGCTAGAATACTTACAAACACTGAGGTGGTACTGAATGGATTTGCCCATTAATGATGAAGAACTTAGTACTATTGTAAGTGCTATGCATCTTGGTGGTGATACAGCATTGTATCAAAAATTGAAATTGGTGAAGGAACTGCGTGACCAGGACCTTCCCTATAAAAAAATTCTTCGTGAACAGTATGGGATGGTAGCTTGATGGATTTTCTTAAAGATATTGTAAAAGAGATTGGTGACGACTATACTAAACTAGCAGCAGACATTGAAGAGAATGAAGAATTTGTTGACACAGGTTCATACATTTTTAATGCACTGGTTTCAGGTAGTGTATTTGGCGGTGTATCTCGCAATAAGATTACTGCTATTGCTGGAGAGTCTAGTACTGGAAAGACTTTCTTTTCTCTCGCTGTGGTTAAGAATTTTCTGGATTCTAACCCCGATGGTTATTGCCTCTACTTTGATACTGAGGCTGCTGTTAATAAGGGACTTCTAGAGAGTCGTGGTATTGATCTTAATCGACTGGTTGTTGTTAATGTCGTAACAATTGAAGAGTTTCGTGGCAAAGCACTGAAGGCAGTAGATATATATCTTAAGAAGCCAGAAGATGAACGCAAACCTTGTATGTTTGTGTTGGATTCTCTGGGTATGCTTTCCACAGAGAAAGAGATCACAGATGCCCTGAACGACAAACAAGTTCGAGACATGACCAAATCCCAACTGGTCAAGGGTGCTTTCAGAATGCTTACTTTGAAGTTGGGTCAAGCAAACATTCCAATGATTGTTACCAATCATACCTACGATGTTATTGGTGCTTACGTTCCTACAAAAGAGATGGGTGGTGGTAGTGGTCTTAAGTATGCTGCTAGCACAATCATTTACCTCTCAAAGAAGAAGGAGAAAGATGGAACGACAATCGTCGGAAACATTATCAAAGCTAAGACTGCTAAGTCACGTCTGAGTAAGGAGAACAAAGATGTGGAAGTACGTCTGTATTACGACGAGCGTGGTCTTGATCGTTATTATGGTCTTCTTGAACTCGGTGAGATTGGCGGTCTCTGGAAGAACGTCGCAGGTCGATACGAAATCGATGGTAAAAAACTCTATGCTAAACAGATTCTCGCAGAACCCGAAAAGTATTTCACTCCAGAAGTCCTTCAAGCACTAGACGAAACGGCACAACAGGAGTTCTCCTATGGAGCTTCTGTCTGATTACGTCAGAGTATATGACGATGCCCTAGACCCAGAGTTCTGTAAGAAACTGATTAGTTTCTTTGAGGCAAACAAAGTCTTCCATGATCCTGTAGATCATGGGGGACTTCCTACTTTCACGCAGTATAATCTGACTAAGAACTTAGGAGCATCGCATCCGTTCTCTAAAGAACTTGCTGACGCATGTAAAGAACATACCAAAAAGTATGTTGATGATTTGAAGATTAAGTTTCTACCAGAGAAACATTCCTGGGAAATGTTTCGTATCAAGAAGTATACTCCTGGTGGAAAAGATCGGTTTGATGAGCACGTTGACGTTGCTGATCACAAGTCTTCTAAAAGATATCTTGCTTTCTTCACATATCTGAATGATGTTGAAGAGGGTGGTGAAACTCTTTTTACAGGATATAATGGTGATATGAATCACATCAAACCGAAGAGTGGTAGAATGGTAGTATTCCCACCCTTGTGGTTATTCCCCCATGCAGGACTTCCTCCTGTCAGTGGGGACAAATACATTATCAGTGGTTATTTTCATTACCTATGAAGGACAGAATCGAAAGGACAATCCTTACTAATCTAATCTACAATGAGGACTTCCTTAGAAAGGTTCTTCCCTTCATTGAGCCTGATTATTTTGATTCTAGGATTGAGAGGGTAGTCTTTGAAGAGATTGCCAACTTTATTGCCAAGTACGATAAAATGCCAACGAAGGAGATTCTTGGTATTGAAATCAAAGATAGAACTGATCTCACTCAGCAAGAATATTCCGAGACCGTAGAAGTTTCTAATAGTCTTGAGAACGAAGAGATCAATCAACAGTGGTTACTTGATGCCACAGAGAAGTGGTGTAAGGATCGTGCCATTTATTTGGCACTGATGGAATCCATTCGCATTGCGGATGGTGGTGATGAGAAAAAGAATAGAGATGCTATCCCAGCAATCCTTCAGGATGCTCTAGCAGTTTGTTTTGACAACAACGTCGGTCACGATTATCTGGAGGATTATGAAGACCGTTACAACTTCTACCACCAAAAAGAAGACAAGATTCCCTTTGATCTCGAATTCTTTAACAAGATTACAAAAGGTGGGCTTCCGAATAAAACTCTTAACATTGCTCTGGCTGGCACTGGTGTCGGTAAGAGTCTCTTTATGTGCCATGTCGCATCTTCCGTCCTACTACAGGGGAAGAATGTTCTTTATATCACGCTTGAGATGGCTGAAGAAAAAATTGCAGAACGAATTGACGCTAATCTCCTGAACGTAAACATTCAAGATATTGGTGAACTTCCAAAGCAGATGTTTGAGAACAAGGTAAATAACCTTGCTAAGAAAACCCAGGGAACTCTGATCATCAAAGAGTATCCTACTGCTGCTGCCCATGAAGGACATTTCAGGTCACTTCTCAATGAACTTCAACTTAAACGGTCTTTCAAACCAGACATTATTTTTATCGATTATCTTAATATCTGTGCTAGTTCCAGGTATAGCAAGATGGGTTCTGTCAATTCATATAGCTATATTAAATCTATTGCAGAAGAACTTAGAGGGTTGGCTGTCGAAGCCCAGGTCCCTATCGTATCTGCCACCCAGACCACTCGTTCTGGTTATAGTAGCAGTGATGTTGACCTCACTGACACTAGTGAATCCTTTGGTCTCCCTGCTACTGCTGATCTTATGTTTGCCCTTATTAGCACCGAAGAGTTGGAAGGATTGGGACAGATTATGGTGAAGCAGTTGAAGAATCGATATAATGATCCAACAGTCTTCAAAAGATTTGTGATAGGCATTGACAGGGCAAAGATGCGTCTCTATGATTGTGAGCAAAGTGCTCAGAATGATATTCTTGACACGGGAGACGATAAGGAATATAATAATGAGGAATCACCTTTCAAAGACAAATTTGCCAAGTTGAAGTTTTGAGTAACTACCTACCCGACGAATACTGGTCAGTCATCGATACTGCTACTGGTAAAAAAATTGCTGACTGTGGAGCAGAACAGGATGCTAAAATGCTTGTGGAAATGCTCCCTGGTGGTCGTTCCTATGTCAAAAACACCAACCATCTTATGGGTCCTGTGATTGACATTCAGATGCCAAAGGCACTTCCAACTAATGAAGTTGTTTTTGCTGGCAATTATGAAGGACCACTATACGCACCCCATCCTGATCTTCTGAAACAGCAGTACGATAAAGACAAATACTTACCCGATACACAACAAGAACCATTTACCGTTTGATTATGTCTGTAGATTACACTAAGTACAAAGAGTTCGTAAATGAAGTCACGTCTCTACAAAGCAAGGAACATGAAGCGTTTGTCTATCGTGTTCAAGAACTTGAGGGTGAAGGTTTTCCTACCGAGCGACTGCTTACTGCTGCTGTAGGTATGTGTGCCGAAGCAGGTGAGTTCACCGAAGTTATTAAGAAAACTGTTTTCCAAGGTAAACCTGTTACTGAAGAAAACCTTTTCCATCTGAAACGTGAACTGGGTGACATCATGTGGTATGTCATGCAGGCATGTATGGGTCTTGACACCACTCTGGATGAGATTGTGGAGATGAATGTCGAGAAACTCAAAGCACGTTATCCTGGTGGTCAATTTGATGTACACTATTCTGAAAATCGTAAGGAGGGAGACCTGTGACCGAAACTACTAATTTGACACTTGAAGTAAAACCCATCCAAGCATATTGGATGCTTCAATGTCTCACCGAAGCACAAAAAGGTTACGGTGAAGAGTTTGTTCCTGAACGGATCACTTTGATTCGTGAAGTCATCTCTGACATTGATGAACAACTCAGTAAACTTATGATCGTTGATGAGGAAGAAACCGATGGCACTGTCTGAATCTGTTCAAGAAAGTTTGAATGAAGCAGCAAGTTCTCTGCGTAACGCATTGGCATTTGCTGCTAGGGGTGAACGTCCACTAGTTTGCTCTCAGATTGCCAATCTGATTAAAGAGATTGACCATATCTCATCCACAGATTCTATCTTTGATATGCTAGAAGATCGGAAACCTGGTAGCAGTGGTCGTTTCGGACCTTTCTTTGATAACGAATGATGTATACCATCTGGAACTACACGGTAGTATTCTTTCAGGTTGTTGTGATGAACTGCATTAAACCTGTGAACTGGGAGTATTGCTATCGTGTAGACCAGTGGTTAATACCAGATATCATCTATGCTTGGGAACTGAAAACTGGTAAGATTGTTCCCTACCAGACTGAAAAAGAGTATCTAAATAAGAGGGAAGAATAGTCCCTCTTTTTTATGGCTATAGATAAGGGAAAGCAATTTGAATATGCGATAATGATTGCTGCGTATTCAAGAGTTTTGAATCCACCTTCCAATATAAGGAATGAATTGGGAAAACTTCTAAAGCAACCAGTTGGCAATGATGTTCAGCAAGCTGCAAACAATATGATGGACATCATTCAACCAAAGTCTTTCAGTAATAGTTTTTATACCTCGTTCAAACAACTAGGTGGTTCTAATCCAGAACCCAAAACGGATGTGTTGTTTGTAAAGAATGGAAAGAAGTATAAGTGTTCTATGAAGTGGGGTGATGCATATCAACTCTCCAGTTCTGGTATTCAGGGTACAGTTCGTGTTCTGAATAATGTTTTGTTTAAAGTTGCTATGAAGGGTAATATGGGTGGTGCTCAGGTTAAAGAAGTTGCCATGGTTTTGGATGAGTTGTCGGAGACACTTGGTGAGGGTCCAAAGAAACAACCACAACCAGTCATGAAAGATATTCTTGAAAAAGCAAAAAGACAAGGTGGGTTGAATGATAGACTTCAAGCTATTCTTGGATCTAGAAAAGTTCCTCAGGGTGATAAATTATTTTTGGAATTCAAAAGAGAATTAGTTCGTGAATCTTTAACTGGTGATTCTCTATTTGGAACTGGTAGTGATAAAGCAGCAAATTACATTCTCAATGAAAGAGAATTAAAACCAATTGATGATAAGTTAGTAAATATGATTGCGGATAAAACATACGTTGATATTAGATTAAAGGGTCGTGGTAAAACAAAGGAAGGTGTTAGGTTGAATGAGGCTGTCATTAGAATCGAACCCACTTTATAAAGTGTCCTCAGCTTCCCTCCTACAGAAGAATACGCTGTATAATATGGGTATGAAAAAC